CTCCTAAAATAAATATTATGAGTGCTTCACAGTATGGAAATTTTAAATTTCTATTACCTGAATTTTCTCAAATAATATTTTCTCCAGGTCCTTTAATTATAAAGTTAAGGGGTTTGTTAAAAAACTATACGATGAAAGATTTCTTATTATTGACAGGAGATCCTGCAATTATTGGTGTCGCGTGTTCCATTGTTTCTGAAATGACAAACGGAAAGTTCAAGCTATTGAAATGGGATAAGCAAGATAGAGTGTACTATCCAATCGAAATAAACTTACACGAGAAAGGAAATATAAATGAGTGAGATAAATTTTGAACAAGATGCGAGAGAAGAACTTGACTCAGTTAATGAAGGTAAAAAATTATCTGATCAAGTAGTAAAGTTACAAGAACTAGAGGATCAAGTAACTTTGAAAGAACATGAGTTGAAAGAATTAAAAAGAAAAGCAGACCTATTGTCAGGAGAAGTAATTCCTACAATGATGCAAGAAATGAATATTTCTACTCTTAAACTAGCAGACGGATCTTCAGTTGAAGTTAAACCCGTCTACGGTGCTTCGATTCCTGTAGCAAAAAAGGAAGGAGCATATAACTGGCTTCGAGAAAACGGCCTAGGTGACATCATTAAAAATGAGGTTACCGTTGCTTTTGGTCGTAACGAGGACAACAAGGCAATCGCTTATGCGACCCTTGCACAAGGTCAAGGATACCAACCTGTCCAGAAATTAAAGGTTGAACCTATGACACTTAAAGCATTAGTCAGGGAGCGTCTTGAGGCTGGACTTGAGATGCCTTCTGACTTATTTAACATGTTCACAGGCAACAGAACAAAAATAACAAGGAGCAAATAAACATGAACCAAGTAGCAGAAAAAAAGACTGCAGGTCTTCCAGCCAATGTGTTTGAAGAAGATGCAGCAAAAGGTTTGGGTAATATAGGTCAACAAGATCTAGCCCTACCTTTCTTAAAAATCCTTGGACAACTTTCACCTGAAGTTAACAAACGTGATGGTAAGTATGTCGAAGGCGCTGAACCAGGAATGATATTCAATTCTGTTTCAGGAGAACTTTATGATGGAGCGAAGGGCATTAATGTCATTCCTGCATTTTATAAGTTAGAGTACGTGGAATGGAAAGATAGAGGAGAAGGCGCTGGTGGACCAGTAGCTATACATGACTCTTCTTCTGACATCATGTCTCAAACAAAAGCAGATGCAAACTACAAAGACAGATTACCTAATGGTAATTATGTTGAGAAGACAGCATCTCACTTTGTAATTATCACAGGAGATAGTCCATCGACTGCTTTGATATCTATGAAATCTACTCAATTAAAAATTAGTAGAAAATGGAATTCAATGATGTCGGGTATAAAACTAAAAGGTAAGAACGGGTTATTTACACCGGCATCTTTTAGCCATATTTACAGACTAAAAACTACGCAAATGTCTAATGACAAAGGAACGTGGTTTGGTTGGGATGTAAGTAAGGCGGGACCAATCACGGATACCAGTCTTTATCAGCAAGCCAAAACGTTTAGTGAAAACATTTCTAAAGGAAGTGTTAAAGCTAAGCATGGCGAAGAAAAGAAAGGGTCTAAATCCCACTTCTAAGTTTCCTTAAGAGGAAAACATGCATGGGGTAGGCCGCCTGGGAGACTGCGCGGCCTACTTACAAGATAATTATGAAGGAATATATAAAAATATTTAATGGCTATAGGCATGCGTACGGAGTCGCAGATTGGACCAACGCCACCGTAGACCCAGAAAGCGGAAAGAAAAAACCTGATTATCGATGGACTTACGAAGAGTTTACTGATGAGATATATCAAGACCATTTAACAGGAAAGAAATCCGTAGGAATACAACCTACTAATGAGAACGGTGATGCAAGATTTGGCGTTATCGATATTGATCCTAAAGAATACGAAGGGTTCAACAAACAATTTTATTTAGAAACAATCCAAACATACCAATTACCTTTAATCCCTATTGAATCAAAAAGCGGAGGACTTCATTTATATTTATTTATGAAAGAATTTGTACCTTCTCCTTTGATTGTATCCTTCTTAAGTAATCTTCTACCTTTATTTAATCTTAAACCTGATTGTGAAATCTTTCCAAAGCAAACACAACTAACAAAGGATCCGGAAACAGGGGTTTTAAAACCAGGACAATTTATTAACTTACCTTATTTTGAAAGCACAAAACGTAAAGCCATTAATATAGACGGCACATTTTTTACATTAGAACAATTTATAAAAGTAGCAGAAGCTAATTTAACCACAGGTGATGACCTTAAAAAAATAACAGACGATATGGAATCTAAATCAATGGAAGGTGTTGATGAAGAATTTACAGAAGGTCCTCCATGTCTAGCTTTATTATCCAAGATAACTAATAAGACTGGCTTTGATGGCAAAGATAGATTTATGTATAACTACCATGTCTTTGTTAAGATGAAGTATCCGGACAGCTGGCAACAAAAAGTTAAGAATGCACCAGTAAAATATTTTGAAACAGTCCATGCAAATGCATGGGATCAACAAACTTTAAACGCTAAACTTAGATCATGGAACAAATCAGAGAAAGGTTATACCTGTACACAGAGTCCTATCAGTGAGTATTGTAAGAAGGGTATATGCGTAAAGAAAAAGTTTGGAGTACTAGCAGGATCTAAAGGAGCCTATCCTGTATTAACTAACTTAAGAAAAATAGATATTGATCCTGATCCAGAGTATGAATTTGATGTAACAAAACCTGATGGTATTGGGAAAGCAACGGTACATTGTAAGACTGTAGAACATGTTACAGATCAACGAAAGAGACGGAACTCTATCACAAAACATGCAGGGTTTCCACCACCAATTATAAAAGGACCAGAAGATCAAATGGTATTAGAAGCCTTATTTAAAACACAGAAAACAATTAATCCTCCTATAGGTACATCACCTAAGGAAAAACTACATGATTTATTACACGCAAAAATTAACGGACCTAAAGCTATGAATGATGCAAGCTTTAAATCAGGGACCGTATTAATAGAAGAAGACTATGCTTATTTTAAATTTGATAAATTTTACGACAGACTAAAAGCAAAAAACTGGAAACATGGAGAAGATAAGACAGGGGTTATGATGAGAAAGACATACAAAGAGTGCGACATACAATTTTTAGATCAGAAAAGATTCCCGTCCAAAGATAAAGGTAAATATAACACACCCACTAAAAACGTGGTGATGATCAGCATAAAAGATTTTGAAGAAATACCTATACACCATACCAAATTAAAACACGAAACGGAAATAATGTGATTAGAAAAATACTCGGGCCTCCGGGAACAGGGAAAACAACTAAGCTATTAAAGTATGTGAATACTTTTTATAGACTTGGCACACCACTTAATAAGATTGGTTATTTTGCATTTACAACTAAGGCTGCTAATGAAGCTAAGGATAGAATGTTAGATCTTCATTCAGAATTACAATCAAAAGACTTACCTTATTTTAAAACTTTACATGCATTATGCTTTGCAAAGCTTGGCTTAAAGAAAAGTAATGTCATGCAACCAGAACACTATGAAGATATCGGAAAAAAATTAGGTATAGAAGTAACCGTTTTTTCTGACGGAGAAGAGAAGACTGGCTTTGTAGATTCTGATAGCGAATACTTTAACATTATTAATGCAGCAAGGATCAAAGAGATTTCTGTGGAAGAAGAATACAACACCGATATGTATTCAGAGAACATAGACAAAAGACAATTAAAAATTTTAAGAGATGAAGTGGATAGTTATAAATCTGCTTACAAATTAGTAGATTTTACAGACATGATCTTTAATTTTAATGCTTCTGAGTTATGTCCAAAATTTGACGTAGTTATTATTGATGAAGCTCAGGATCTATCTCCAATACAATGGAAGATGTTTGATATATTAAAACAAAATTCTAAACATGTTATCTTAGCTGGTGATGACGACCAAGCTATCTATGGTTGGGCCGGTGCAGATGTCCATAAATTTCAAGACGAAAAGGCAAAAGACATAGTTCTGCCACAATCTTACAGAGTGCCAAAAGCCGTGCAAAATATAGCAAATACCATACTTCAGCAGATTCCAGACGACAGAAAGTTGTCTAAAATGTGGCAACCACGATCAGAGGAAGGATCGGTTCAGAGAGTAACTTCTCTAGATGATGTGCCCCTGGAACAGGGAACATGGCTAGTCTTAGGTAGAACACATTCTAAACTACAATCATTAAAAGAACCTTTATGTGAAAGAGGAATTTATTATGAATATAAAAATAGAAGAAGCTACAACGAAAGATTATTTAGAAATATTCTAAACTACGAGAGATGGAGAGATGATACTTTACTTTCTTTAACGGAATGCAGAGATCTATTTGAATTTTTCAATAAAGAATTTACTGATGTTGAAGAAAGACTTTATGATTTAAAAGAGTTTGGATATAGTATAACAGAGAGATGGTATGAAGTTTTTGAAACCCATCCTGAAGAAAGTTTATACATCAGACTCATGAGACAAAACGGAGAAGAATTATCTAAGGCACCAAGAGTAAAATTATCCACAATTCACGCAGCCAAAGGGGGTGAAGCGGATAATGTTTTACTTATTTTAGATAATACGAAAAAGATAAGAGAGTCTTTTGAGAAAAATGAAGACAAAAGAGATGAAGAACATAGAGTTTGGTACGTGGGTGTAACACGAACAAAACAAAACTTATACATAATGGAAGCAAAAAAGGAAAGGAACGGATATGAAATCGAAACCATATAAAAAACAAATCGGAGGGAACCACTACCAGAACATGGTCATGCAGCCAAGTGAGTTCATAAACAAGAATGGGTTGCAATTTGCTGAAGGGTCGGCTATAAAATATATATGCAGGCATGCAGCGAAAGGAAAGATACAAGACATTCACAAAGCAATTCACTACCTAGAAATGATAATAGATCGCGACTATACAAAAAAGAAACCAAAGACTCGAGAAGAGACTTGGTCCGAAGGTTTTAAAAAATGGAAGAAAGAATATGAAAATTCCCAAATTTGAAGCACAAACGGAATGGACTCTTCCTACAGAATTTCCAGACCTTAGACAAGTTGATGAAATAGCAATTGATCTAGAGACAAGAGATCCTGATCTAATTAAGAAAGGATCTGGCTCTGTTACAGGTAACGGAGAAGTTATTGGAATCGCTGTAGCTACAAAATTTTACAAAGGATACTTTCCTATTGCACACC